GTGCTTAATCAGCAGGACTTCCGTTTCATTCGTGAGCGTTTCTCTGCTCTTGGTGCTTCTGAAGTTAATAAGAGACTTACAGAATTGGCTAAGTCTAAGGGTGAAGACTCAGTTATTGATGCTACAAGAAAGAGACTTATCTCTTCTGATGAGTTCCTTGATGTAATCAAACAAGTAGGTAGTGATCCTAAATTCCAAAGTCTTGTAACTTCTATTATTACACCTAGACAAGCTATTGCCAACTTGAAAGAAACTCTATCTAACCTCCTTGTGTTTGATAAGGTTGATGATGAAGGTAATGTAACTCCTGGTGCACTTAATAAGGTTTATGTGGCTACTAGAGAGTTTATCAAAGGTATCACTGATATTGTAAGTAGTGCTAAATTTGAAGAGTATGTCCGTAAGTTTGGTGATGCTCTTGGAGGATTGATTACTAAATTCTCTCAAGTAGGTAGAGTTATTGGTATGACTCAAGGTTCAGCCTTACTACGTTCTATGGAGACCTTTGGTCAAGAGTTGTCTAAGGGCTTCAGTGGTAAAGGCTTCATCAATAACATTAGAGAGTTATCTAAGTCTATTGAAGACTTCTTCAGCACTACAGGATCTTCTATTGGTAAGTTTTTAGGTGAAGCAGGTAATGAGTACCTTAAATTCCTTCGCTCAATGGTTGATATTGGTAAGGAGGGTATTAATAAAGGTTTCCTTGATGGTATCACTGAAGTCATTAAGATGTATAGAAACCTTGCTGACCTTGCTGTGTCCTCAGGAGCTATCAGAGTGCTATCAGAAAGCTTCTCACGGTTCTTTAAGGTAGTTAATGATGTAATTACCACAGGAGCTAATAAAGACGCTCTGAAGTCCACTGTGAGCTCTCTAGGAGACTTCATTAAACAGCTCTTTGACTCTATTCAGTTCATTGGTACTAAGACAAGTTTAATTCCTACAGCTCTTGGAGTTGTTAAGAGTCTCTTGAACTTCTTTACTGAAGTTATTAACAAGACACAAAAAGGATTAAACCTTGATTCAGTGAACTTAGGACTTAAGAAGATTGGTAAAGTAATTGATAATCTCTTGAAAGGCTTAGCTCCTATTGTAGCTGAGTTAGGTTCAGGATTAATCAATGCAATGACCTCTAATGTAGGTGTAGCCTTCTTTAAAGCACTAGGTGACTTTGTTAAAGCAGTAGTTACAGGTATTAGAAACTTCTTTGCTCAAATGGGTAATGGTAATGTTGAAGCAGGGATGAAGAGAATTATAACATTCTTCACAAACCTTGTTAATCTTGCTACCACAGTTGTGAATATCATTGGAGCTAATGCTAGACTATTTGTTGGTGCCTTAATCTTTGGTAAGATCTCCTCATGGATAACTAAACTTGTAGCCTTTGTTGGTACAGTTACTAAAAGTCTGTCTCAGATTTTAGGAATGACTTCACCAGTAGGGTTCAATACAGCTTCAAGATCATTACTTGCTAGAAAAGCTTCAGCTGTAAGCTCTACTTATGGTCCCACAGGATCTACCTATGGTGCTCCTGCTATGGCTATGGCAGGTTCTCCTCAAGTTGGTTTGTTAAGAGGTGCTTACAATAGCTATAAATCAGCTAGACTTGACTCAGGAAGTAGACTACAAGGATTTAAAGCAGGATTCTCTTCACTTAAATCAGGCATGAACTCCAAGGTACTTAAAGGTATCGGTAAAGGTGCCTTGTTTGTAGGAGGTCTTGTAGGTGACATGGTTATTGATGGTGTGAATGGCATGGTCCAAGACTCAGGTGCTAATACCATTGTCAAGAAAGGTGCTCAAATTGTGTCTACCACAGCTAAAGGAGCCTTGTATGGAGCAGGTATTGGATCACTGTTTGGTCCAGTAGGTACTACTATTGGTGCAGGACTAGGTTCACTTATTGGAGGAGTCTATGGGTTCTTCACTAAGTCTGAACAAGAGCAACGTGCTGAACAAGAGAAGGAACTGAAGAAGCAGATTGCTGAGGAAGAGAAGAAGGCTAAAGAAGAACAGCTTAAAGCTAAGGTTGAAGCTCTTAAACAAGAAGGGCAAGCCTATACTGAACTCCTTAGAGGCTTCTATAGATCTGTAAGTGATAATGGAGAGTCCAACTTAGCTAACTCCCTTTCTACTGTGACAGGTCTTGCTAGTCAACTAGGGACCAATGCTAAAAATGCTAAGTCTTCTATTGGTCTAGCTAATATCAACCCTGACTTTGGTAGATTAGCTGACTATAATGTTGATATCAATGGTGAGACTAAAACTTGGAAAGATTGGAGAGAATACCTTGGTGTGACTGATGAAGAACTTCTTGCTTCACTTCAGTTGCTTTATGGTTCTATGGGTCAGAAGATGTTTGAGCTTAAGAGCTCTATTGATGGCACTTCTGTGAGTATCCAAACATTCAGTCAGGGAGAGTCTAATAGACAGAACATAAACACTGAAAGGTTCAAAAATGCTGTTAAAGATATTTGGGGAGGCTTAGACCAAACTAAGGAATATCTGTTTAAGGACTTAAGTACTTATTCTGAAAGCCTTAAATCAGCACTTGATGGATCTAAGTTCTCTTCTAAGGATGACCAAAAAGAAGCCTTGATTCAAGCTCTTAAACAAGTAGGTATTTCTGAAGAATTTCTTCGTGAACAATCAAGAGGAAACTTGATTGACTATGCTACTAAGCTTCAAAAATCAGCTCAAGACTTGAGTAAGAGTTCACAGGAAGCTAATTCTGATGCAGTTGGTAGAATTACCAACAATCTTAAAGACTTACCTACAACGCTTAGAGACAGCTTAGTAAACTTTACCAAGAATGTTCCCCTTGATGTAGCAGAACAGATAGACCAACTTTCTTATCAATATAAATCTATCAAGAAGGATAGCAATTCCATTTCTAATTCAGGTATAGCTACCAAACTAAAGGCGATTGATGATGAAGTCATTAAACTTGCTGAGAGTGGGGCTAGTGTCGTACTTGAGGATATTAGAAAAGGTTCTGAAAGCAAAGGTGATAAAAAAGAACACATATCAAGACTGATTCAAATGAATGAGAAAATTGATAAAGATGTTGCTGATGCTCTTGCTGACCGTATGGTAGAAAAAGGGGAAACCTTAAAAGAAGCTATGGCAAACTTAGAGAAAGGGGAAATTTCTCCTGAAAAACTTGAAGCATTAAAGACAAGTGTTACAGGATACTTCAATGCTATAGGTAAAATGGTTTCAGATGGTGATCTCACGATTGAGCAAGCTAGTACTCTACTCTATGGTGTGAATATCGACAGTATTGACACTACTAAACTTGATGCAAGTGGTCAAAAACTTCTTTCTGAAGTTAAGGCTAAGGTAGATACTACTGATGGTAAGATTGGTGAGATGAAATCTAAGGTAGAGAAGAATAACCCTAAAGATGTTGATACTTCTGGTATTGATGAGAAAGGTAGAGGTCTCAAAGGTGCCCTTGAGGATGCAGGAAACGCTGTGACAAGTTTTCTTAGTAAGGCTTGGGATAAGGTAAGTTCTGTTGCTGGTGATCTTTGGAATGGTGCATCTAAGTTTGTAGGAGGTGTAGGTAAACGTGTAGGTAACTTCTTAAGTAATCCTTTTGGAATATTTGGTAGAAAGGCTACAGGAGGTCTTATCAAGTACTATTCAGGAGGAAGTTATGGTGGTGTAGATATTGTTTCACGTGGAACAGATACAGTACCTACTATGTTGACTCCTGGTGAGTATGTCCTACGTAAGAAAGCTGTTGATAGTCTAGGAACTAATTTCTTAGATCATCTCAACAAGTATGGCGCTAGTGCTTTACAAAAGGGCACAGGTCAGACTATAATTAATAATGTATATAACAATAATAATGCTCAGATTAGTCAAAATATTGACAATAAGTCTCAGTATTTGAATGGTATGTACGGAATTGACAAGTTAATGAGGTATGTTTAATGTTTAGATGTGATGAAAACTTCTCAAAACCTAAACGATACATCCAATATAATGACCTTGTGTTCCTTGGTAGAAAGTCTATTGATGAACAGTCCGAGAGTATTAGTCTGAGAGAGAGTAAAACCTCTCGGACTTTTACTCATGGTTCTTATGTTGGTAATCAGAGTGAGAAGTCATTAATAGATGATAACTCTATTTCACTGAAAGTTGCCCTTAGAACACAAGACTGGTCTGAGGAGCATGTTCAGGCTCACTATGACTTCATCATTGAACAACTGACTACACCAGGTAAGCTGTGGGCTATTCAAACAGGTCTACAGCTTGTGTGGTGTAATGCTTATGTTACTAGTATTCAGTCAGCTAAGGAGTGGGTAATCACAGATGATGACTACCTAGTATTCAAAGTTGAGCTTGATAACCCTGATGGTGTTTGGTATAAAGCTGATGAGGCTAAGACCTATCTTGAACCCTATGATAACTGTGACTTCATTGATATGAAGGCTAGTTGCTTAGGTAAGTCAAGAGCTTGCTGTAACACTCTACCTAACTGTGATAATCACTGTGAATGTTGTGAGACAGATTGTGGTGAGATGGATGGTATGATAGACTTGTGTACTGCTCAGACTAATGTTCAGTTCATGAATGACTTCTATGAAGAGTGTAATTCTAAGTGGAGAATAGTCTACAACTGTTCTAGATGTAAGCAAGATGGAAAACAGCTTAAGGATCTCTATAAACATGCTATCTGTGATACTTGTGTAAATGAAGTTATGACAGGTGAGTTCTTATCCACTACTGTTCTAGATAGTCACAGATGGAGTTTTGCTCTTGAAGGAGACTTTAAGGATCCTATTGTTAGAATAAATGAGAGAGACTTCAAGATTTTAGGAACTTACAGTGGTGTACTCACAGCAGACTATAAAGGTAGAGTTAAGTATGCTAGATCTTGGGAGTGTCTAGAGTTCAGCTACAATGAGGTACCTCTAGATGCCTTAAGACTGTGTGCTGAGATGCCCTATGTTAAGAAAGGCTTAAATACTGTTTCTGTAAGTGGTGTTACAAGTGAAAGTGCTTGTATCTACTTGGATTATGAGAGTGTAACTATATGATTGGATATATTTTAAATAGCAAGGGTTCAGGCAAAGAGTCTACCCTTATTTCTAAGGAAGACTTCTTAGGTGAAATTTCAGTTGAGTTCTCTATAATGGAGGTTCCTGCAATTCAATTAACCCTTCCTATTAGATATTCTAAGCTAATTAGTGGAAACACACACATTGTACTTCAAACAGATGACTGGAAGTATGAGGGTTATGCAGGAGACAAGTCTAATGACTTCAATAATATGACTGTGACTGTGAAGACTTCTCATGTGATAGGTAGGTTGGGTAAAAGAACCCTTCCTACTAATGTCACTGTTAAAGCACGTTCTGTAGTATCCGCTGTGGAACAAGCTTTAGGGTACTGGTCTAATGAAGCTCACAAGGATGACTTACTTAATGACTTTAAAATTAAGTATTTAGATGACTATGCTGAGAAGAACTTGATTGAATATGAGTTCTCTAATGAGACATTCCTTGAATTTCTTACTAAAGTATGTGAGAAGACTACATCTTTATATTGGAGAGTTAATCGCTATGATCCTTACCTGATTGAGTTTGGTATCTTTGGGATTAAGAAGGATGTTCTAATCAATGAGTATAATCATTTAGTGTCATTAGACAATGTAGAAGAGAACTATGAGGATACTATCAATATTGCTGTAGCAATGTCAGATAAGTCAGACTCAGGAGCAAGTTCACTGACACTAAGAGACATATTCCACAATCCTAGATTTATGCTAGAAGGCTTCCCTGTGATTAAGACAGGTAACAAGGTAAACTCACAAAGATCTTATGACTATCCACAACTCCCTGTGTTTGCTCCTGAGATTATTGGTGATGAGTTTGCTGTTATGGATACTGAGGGTATTGCACTAGAGGCAGGAGAGCTTTATTGGGGTACTGTTACTGATAATGATACACAGTCCATTGCTGAGGATAACAAAGAGATCACAGATTCAGACAGGCTAAAGGCAACTGAACAGCTTTATCGTACTGCTATTAGACGGTTGAAGAACTCTAGAAGAAAGGTCATCTACTCTATGACAGTAGAACCAATCACTGAGAAGAAAGTTCAGCCAGGAGATAGAGTTATGTTTGTTCTTAATGCAGGTGTGTGGGAATTGACAGCTTGTACTAAGTACTATGAGAAAATCCTTAAAGAGAGTTCATGGTTCTTCTTGACAAAACTCACAGATATCTATAGAGATGGAACTCACTTACAGAAGATAGAGCTTTCTAAGTACCTCTATAGTGATAGAGATATTGTAGTAAACCAATAGGAGGTAACATGGCTAACCAGTTAAACAAACTAATAAATACTGTTGGTAGAACTAAAGCTAGAGTTATCCAACAATCAAAACAGCGTAGAGGTGGGGTTACTGATCTTTATGCACTTGATTATGTAGACTCTTTATCTACAGCCTCTTCCTGTGCTCCTTACTCAGATGATAGTATTGAAGGCTCAGAGAGTGATGATATTGAAACAAGAGTAAAGACCTTTGCTAGAGCTATTAAGAAAGAAATTCCTGAGGCTAAAGCACAAGGTGTATCTGCTATTATTGGCTACTTTGTGAGAGAGTCCAATGTAACAGCTAGAAGATATGAGGCTGACTATGCTACAGGTAAACAGTATGATAAAGTAGCACAAGAGCCTACAGCAGAAAACCTTATGGGATCATGGCAAGCCTTTGCTTCCTTGTATAAAGACCCACTTAATGAACCTGGGTATAATGTAGGAGGTAAACACTGGATTGGTCTTGGATTAGGTCAGTGGACAGGTCCAAGGTCTAAAGCATTATATGAGTTTGCTAGAGCAAGAAACAGTAGCATCTTTACCTTTAACACACAAGTAGCCTTTATGATGAGTGAAGAGACACTTAAGAATGTGGTAAAAGAAGTTGCTTCCAGTGATGGAGATATTGCACAGCTTACTACTCGTTTCCTTGCTGACTGGGGTGGTGTTCCAGGTAATGCCCTCCAAGAGCGTATTGATGGAGCTAACAAGTACTTTGAAGTGGTTAAAAAGGCTCTTGAGAGTAAGGATGAATCACCAAAGGAAAAGAATGAGTCTCCAAGTGATACTGTTGTGATTGATAGGACTAAAGGATCTGCACAATTCAGAGTCCTTGTGCCTAGTGACCTAGATAGGTTTCAGAGATGGTTCTTAAAGTTCATCATTAAGATGGATGTATCACAGTGTGATGGTAAGAAAGTAACTCCTCTCTCAGATGTCCACTTAGTAGTAAGTGCTAAAAATGAGGCTACTGGTGAACAGTCTGAGATTGAGCTTACTGAGATCTTTAGAAGACAGTGGGGATGTAACTGGATTGGTGATGATGCTAGTGGAGAAGGTATCTTCCCTAATAGTAACCCAATGGAAGGTTATGACTTAATGTATTCTGCATGGTATCTAAATGATGCTCAGAGAAGTGCCTTATTCAGTGCTGGGGAGAAGATTTTTACTGTGTATGCACTAGGTGAAGCACAGATTACACTAAGAAACTTCCTTAAGTTTAGTCATATCAACTAGGAGAACTAATGAACATTATAGTATCAAGGCTATATAATAGATACAAGAATAAGCTTAACCAGCTACACAGCATGGAAGCTAAACAGTTTAAGCTTGAAGAACACTTAGCATCTCATCCTACTGATTACACTTCTGTGATTAGTAATGAGATACTTAAGAGTGATATTAAGCGTATAGAGTATAGTATAAAAGAACTTGATAAACAGATGGAGTTATATGCACATGATTAATAAGAAATTAGTACAAAGAATGTATGATAGGATCTTGGTTGAGTCCATAGTTGAATCATTCTTCAGACAGATCTATAAAAATCATGATAGAGGTGGAGCTAAAGAGTGGATAGACAACAGAATTTTAGAGCTAACCCTAGAGTCTAATGTAATCACTTGTGACCATGAGGATAACACTATCACTTACAATGGAGAGATTTTTAACTATGACTTCCAATACATAACTAACCTGTGCATAAGTTTACTGAAAGATAAGATTGAGGTATAATTGATATGACAAATGCTTATCAAGTAGCACAGCGTGTAGTAGGACAATCCATTGATGTTGATGGCTTTCCTCCTGGTCAACCATACCAGTGTGTAGACCTTGTGAATTGGGTAGCTCAACAATTTGGTGGGTCTTTACTAGGTAATGGTAATCAGATTGGTATAGGTAATGATGTCAGTAGCTTTGCTGATGTTATACCTTACTCAAATGAGTCTCAATTAAAGGTGGGTGACATTATCTCCACTAATGAACCTTCTACACCCTATGGTCACACCCTTGTGTATGGTGGAGGTGGAGTCAATAATGCTAGAGTTATTGAACAAAACTTCAATGGAATCACTCATGTTATTGAGCACACAAGGACCATTACTGGTTATGGAGCAACTATTCTTAGAATTGTAAGGATCAGAGGACAGGATAACTATACTCCTGATGGATCTAGTGATACTAGTGCTGATGCTGGAAAACCTAAGAAGAGTGGTGGAGTACAAAGAACTTTCTATGAGATTGTAGTAGATAAAGTAGAGGGCATTAAAGGTAATGGAGACAATACTGTGCTTGATACCTTCTACAAATGTAATAAGATCACAGGTAAGATTGATGGCGAATGGCTTATCTATGATAAGTACAATGGTACTGTAGGCTACTTACCTAAATCTGCTGTAAAAGAAAAGACTGAGTACTCTAAGCAAGATAAAGAGCCAGGTAAGAAGGAAGTAGAAAAGGCTAATGGTTATGATACATTCCCTGATAAGACTGATGATGGTCTTGACCAATCAGGAACTCAGCCTATCTACACTCTAGCTCAGTTCATTTCACTAGGTCGTATTAACTATAGTGGTTATGAGTGGACTTACTCTTCAGGAAGTAACTTCCCTGCTAGTGTAAATGTAAATAAGAGCTATAATGCTTATGGCTTCTTATCCGATAGTGATGGTAATATTATTCTATCTGTTCCTTCATCTTGGGGTGATGTGAAGGGTAGAATTTATAACACACCCTTTGGATTTAAGGGTAAGGTCTACTTGACCAACGAAAAAACATCAATAGATGTATACGTAAGATAGGAGTTACTATGGCTTATAAATTAGCTGAAGAAGATAAACTTTGTGGGATTGAATATCCTACTTATGAGGGATTTAAACCTATCCCTAAAGCAACTTGTGATATGCTGAAGCCTCAGTGTAATGATATTGAGATTGTGTTAAACTGTGATAAGAAGAAGGAAGAGGAAAAACCTACTCCTACACCAACTCCACAGCCTGAACCGACCCCAGAACCTCAACCTCAACCTGAGCCTTCACCTACACCTAATCCTGAGGAACCACAGCCTACTCCACAGCCTCAGCCTGAAGAGCCTAAGCCTCAGCCTAATCCAGTAGAGCCTACTCCTGAACATGATCCAGCTCCTAAGCCTGTGCTCACTAATGAAGAGTTGGATACTATTGTGTCAGGTAAGTTAAGTACTAATACTACTTTAGGTAATTATTATGTTAATCAAAACAACACTATTACCTTGATTGGTGATGCTCCTCTTGAGGATATTGAAGCTTACAAGAAAGAGATTACAGATAAAGTAGGAGATATTCCTGAGCTTAAAGACTATACTGTGGAAGTATTAGTCAATAAAATTCCTGGTGATAATGTAGGTGATAAAGCTACAGGTGCACCTCTATATACTAAGGTTGTGAAGATTACTAAACCTAATGGTGAAGTATATCAGTCTGAACCTATGAGTATTGGTACTACTACTGAAACTAATATTGACTTGTTAGAGGCTCTTCCTAGAGTAGAAGATAAGTTCTCTAAGATTATCGCTAAAGATGGTCAAGTAGTTGAAGTTCCTGAAGTATCTAATGATGATAAGAGAGCCTTTGAAGATAAGATTATCAATGACTTGAAGGCTAAGTTACCTGAAGGAACTACTGTGGAAGCTGTGCTTGAAGGACCTAAGTATGAAAAAGGTTCAGAAGTATTGAGTGGTAAGACTAACTATGTATTGAATGTAAGAACTACTCTGAATGGTGTAGTTTCAGAGCAAACTTATAATGTACCTCACACAGAAGAAGCTCCTCAAGAAGAACCTGCTGTACCTGAAGCAGATATTGATGGTGAATTACTTAAAACTAATTTAGGTGTTGTAAATATTGATGGTGATACTATTCTTTCTATTAATATCCCAGATAAGGTTGGTGGAGGACAAGGTGAACCTATTACTGAATCTAACCTTCCTTCCATCAGTGAGGGCTATAGAGCATCCTTAGAAGAAATCCTAAACAGGGAAAATAATACCTCTAAGAAGTATAAGGTCAACTCTTATAACATTACTATGCTTAAGCATGTAGGCGATCATTCTTATTATGATGATCCTATCTTCACTTACACCGTAACTATTACAAAACCTAATGGTGAGGTAGTTACTAAAGAAGGTAAACTACATTCAACATTTGTTGAAACTTTATAGGAGAACTAAATGGATAGATTAATCTTAAGGATTGTAGAAAACCAAGCTGTGATCTCAGGAATAACACTCTTTGTGACCACAGCTTGCGGTTGTGGTGTAGCTTGGCTTAACCATAAGAGAAATAAACTTGAGGAGCTTTCTAAGGGGGCTAAGCGTTCTAGCTTACGCTCTGAGTACCTTAACATCTACAACTCTACTGAGTTTACTTGGCAAGAGAAGTGGAATATGACTGAGCCTCTTGTAAAGGAGTACTTTAATGACCTTGGTGGAAACCATTACATTCATGGACTTAATGAGAAGATGAGAAGGCATGTAGAAGAGGAGATTGCCAATGGTAAAGATAGTAATTGACCCTAGCTGTCTAAATCAGGGAGGGTCTACCTATGATGACACAGAAGTACTCAATAGGATTAAAGCCTTAGAGGGTAAGACAGACAATTTTGTGAGTGATGTTACTGTGTCTAGAGAAGGTAACAAAGTTAAGCTCAAGTACACTAGGGTTGATGGAACTTCTAGTGAAGTAGAGTTTGATGACAAAGATACCATCTCTATGGCTTATGATGACACTGCTCTCAAAGAGAGAATTAAAGCTTTAGAAGCAAAAGAAGACAAGGATACTGTGTATGATGACAGTGCTTTAACTGCTAGAGTCACAGCCCTTGAAGCTAAAGAAGACAGTGATAAACAAACACTTACACTCACAGGAAATGAACTATCCATTTCTAATGGAAACTCTGTGACTCTCCCAGTGGGTGTAGGTAAAGAGTTTATTGTTACTAGTGATACTGAAGGAGTTGTAGTAACTAAAACTGAAGCAGATTCTACAACTACTTATAATGTGAATCTAGACAACGCTTTAGATAAGTACTACAAGAAAGCTGAGACTTACACTAAGAAGGAAGTGGATAACCTGTTAACAAATCAGGAAAACAAAGCCACTGATCTTACAGTGTATAGAGGTTCTTTCACTGATAGATCTAAAGTTATGGAAGGTGAACATGATGCACCAATTTCACCTAGAGTTACACTTACTTACTCAAGTTCAACTGGTGTAGGTATCTTCAAGATTGACTTCAAAGTAACCTCAAAAGTAAATTGGAGAGATGTTATTGCAACACTACCTCCTGAAGCTCCTGTCCCTGTTGAACTTGTAGAGTCTCAAGTTTGGATTGGTAATAATAACACTTCTGTGTGGATTGATAAGGGTTCAAGAAATGTTCAAATTTTTGGAGTTTCTAATCCTGAAATGTTTAACAAACGTATAATCTTATCAATCCCAGGTATCTTTAAGAAAGCATAATAAATAAGGAGAACTAAATGAACTTAACTAATAAACAATATGACTTATACAAAAAGCTTGTGACTGTAGTTGCACCAGCTTTAATCACTTTGATTACAGGGCTAGGAGCTTTGTACAAGTTTGACTCAACTGCTATCACAGGTACTTTAGCATTGCTTACTACCTTCACTGGTACTGTGCTAGGTATCTCAAGCAAGAAATATAATGAAGCTCAAGGAGAGTAATCATGGATTACAGAACCTTTAAGTCCAAGTGGTACAATAAGGGTGTAGACGTAGATGGTTTCTATGGTTTTCAATGCTGGGACTCCTTTGCACAATGGTGTAAGGAGAATGGTATCCCTGTAATCAATACAACTCCTGTGTCACAAGGTGGATCAGGATATGCTAAGGACTTGTGGGAAAAGAAAGCCTCTAATGGTATCCTCAAGTACTTTGATGAAGTCCCTATCAATCAGCTTAAAGAAGGAGATGTAGCTATCTTTAGAGAGGTACAAGGATGGACTCCTTTATCTCATGTAGCTATGTTTGATAGAGACATTGATGGTAAGTATGGTTACTTCCTAAGTCAAAACCAAGGTGGAATTGGAGGAGTACATAACTTGTGTAGACTTCCATATTCTGCTATGTACCCTACAGCTTTCAGACTTAAAAAGTCTAATCAAACTAAAGGAGGAACAGCTTCAGTGGCTTTACCTACAAAAAATATTAATGGTGAAATTTATTCAGGTCTTATCACAGGTGTAGATCCTAATGCTATGAACAGTGATAGCAATAGAACTAAGATTGATAGAATTGTCATTCACCACAATGCTACAACTAATGATGCTGTGGCTAGAAGCACATGGTATGTTGCTACAGGTCATGGAACATCTGCTCACTATCAAGTAACACCTGATAAAATTTGGGGTTGTGTTGGTGAGAACTATGTTGCTTACCACGCAGGTAACTATCCAGTAAACCAACGCTCTATTGGTATTGAGCACTTAAACAACACAGGGGCTCCTACATGGACAATTGCTGAAGAGACTTACAGAAACTCAGCTAAACTCATTAGAGATATCTGTGAACGTTATAGTATCCCTATTGATAGACAACACATTATCAAGCATGGTGAGGTATCAGCTACAGGATGTCCTGGTGGTATTGATATTGATAGACTTGTGTCTATGGCTAGAGGAGCTGAATATGTAACTCCTGCTAAGGCTACACCAAGACCTACTTCTGCTCCTGGTAAGATGCAACATGCTTATCGTGTAGATGACTTGAAGTATGTTAATGGTTTGTGGCAAGTCTACTGTAAAGAGCTTGTGCCAGTTGACATGGATTGGACTGATAATGGGATTGCTGTAGAGGATATCATTATCACAGATAAAAATGGAGTTAAACAGGCTAATCAGATCACTGAGGTAGGTAAGTACTTTGTGTTTGACCAAACTGCTACAGCCGATACAGGCTATGGAGATGTTGGTTCAGGCGGTTACTATTGGAGAAAATTCAGACTGAGAACTTCAGGAGAAATTTGGCTATCAGCTTGGAACTTAAACCACTTATTGTTTGGTTAAGGGGATGGGGTTAATCCCCTCCCTATTTTATTTTGGAGGAACTATGGAAGATATCTGTAAACACAAGGATTGTTACTGTGAGAATGTAGGTATAGGAGATTGTGTCAAACTACAAGAACTAAATGACCTACAAATTAGACCAAAGATGAGAGCTATTCTTAAGGCTGAGTGGTGTAACCTACCTGATGCTATTCGAAGAGCTTTCTATGGAGTTTGGTGTGTATTAAAGAATATTATTAATCAGTTGTGCTATATCTTGTCTAAACTTGAGTGCTTAGAGTCTAAAGTAGATAAGCTATGCTCTATTGCTAAGTGTCAAGATGAGAGAATTTCAGGTCTTGTGGGACACATTAAGGGTAAGATGCTTGAAAATGTAGTCTTTGGTATGAAGGGTGTAGGTACTTCTGCAAATTCTGCTGGATATGGAGATACTTTCACATCTGTGACTGTCCAGCAAAATGGTGACTTTGCTATTGTGTGGAACATGGTTTATGCAGGTAGAGAAGTAGGTAGAGGAACTATCACAGGTAAAGTTTCCCACATGTACACTATGAATGAGGATGGATCTGTTAAAGCTCATGTATCTAGAGTTGACTTTGACCAAGTTAAGTATGTAGGTGATGGGGGTAGCTATGGTAACAATGCTACATTCTCTATCCAAGACACAAATGGAAGAACTGTATGGACTAAATCTTACCAAGCAGGATCAAGCTTTATAGAAAAACCTGGTTCTATTTCTATTGGTAAAGAAACAGTCCTTAGACCACAAGGAGGTAGCACAGGGGATATCTTGCTATTCAAGACACTTGACCAGTGGGATTATGACCCTACATCAAGTGATGTGAGAGCTACCTATGTAAATAACAACTCACCTCTACCTAAAGTTGAAGGCTGTGTTATTGACTGTGACAACTGCTAGGAGGTTATATGCTAGATTACTGCCCTAATTGCAGATGCAAAATTAGGTTCTATAAGGCACATGAATGTGATAAGATGAAACATGATCTTGCTGATAGTATTAAGCTTGCAGGAGATGTTACTGCATCAGGTGATGAGTGTAAACTTAAAGAGAACACTACACATGGTATCTTTCGTATATGGTGTGTGATTAAGAACATTATTGAGATCATCTGTGATATAATTAAACGTATGAAGTGCTTACAACGTAAAGCACAAAAGGTTTGTGAAGTACAGCATTGCTTAGCTGATAGAATTGAAAGTGTCAATAGATTCATTGGTGTGTACAACTCAGATCAGGCTAGTAAACCATCTCCTGACCAATCAAATTGGGAAGCTGAGAAGAGAAGACTTGAGTCTGATTATCAGGCTAGCCTAAATGGTTATAATGCTAGAAGGGCTGAATATGAAAGAGCCTTACAAGCATACAATAATAGTAACTCTAACTATGCTTCTGCTCTTGCTTCTTATAATGCTAGAAAAGCTGACTATGAAAGAAGAAAACGTGAGTATGAAGCAGGTAACAACCAACAAGGAGGAGCTACTAAGTGGCAAGAAGCTTGGGGTACATTTCAACGTAATGGTGCACCTCTAGATGTTGCTATGGGTGGATCACCTAATGGTAGTGTCCAAGGTATTGACCTCAGTGAAGCTCACAGAAATGGTTATGGTCAAGGTATTGGATTCACTTCCAAAAACAATGAGGGTACTATTGTAGATATCCAATTAAACCTCTTAGGATACTCCTATGAGGCTGGTGTTGGAGGAAGACTACAAGGATGGTATGTTCAATATGGTGGTACTTATGATTGGTACTTTGATGTGTATGCTTCTACTGATGGAGGAAACAACTATTCAGTAGTCCAAAAGGATATTCTACTTGCTAAGCATGCAGATACACAAAAGCTTGCTTATGAGCCTAACTGGCATCTATCAACTATTAAGTGGAATAAGACATTCACTAACTTGCCTGCTAACTTTACTCACTTGAAAGTAGAGGTAAGAGGAAGTAATCCAGGGGATAGACACCAAAATGTGTACACAAGAGAGCAAATTATTAGAGCACCTTTCCCTCCATTCACTGAACAACCCCCTGTGAACAATGCTACCAAACCTAAACCATTTAATGAGCAACCTCCTCAAAGACCTACTATTCCTCCAAAACCTGAGAAGAAAGTAGAGACAATTCCTTTGATTAAGGGAGGATGTGACTTAATGGATTGTAAGTTTGACTGCTTTATTGATGATAAATAGGAGAAATTATGTCAGATTGTATTAACTGTCAATGTGAAGAGATTGTACCAGGATCAACCGCCTGTGCATCTCTTAAAAAGCAAAATGATGACAGAATTAAACTTCATTCCCTTGTGCTAAGGGATACAACTCTTTGTGACTTACCTGAGCAAACATCTAAAGCTATGTATTCACAGTGGTGTTTCAATAAGAACATCACCTCACAGCTGTGCTGGTTGATGAATAATAGCTCAGGAGGTAAAACATACAAGGCAGGTAAAGATATCAGTATCTCAAATGATGGAGTTATCTCCTTTACAGGAACTATCCCAACACCTTCACCTGCTTATAATGATGCTGACCTTAGAGCTGAGAATACTAGACTTAAAAATGCTTTGATGAAGATCATTAACAACCTTACAGCTAGTGGAGCTTGGCAAGGTGGATTAGAAGGAGACTTCGTTCCTAGAAGAAATATTGCCACAGGTAATATTAACTTGTTCTCTAACACAGTGGATAGTGACTTCTTCATCCGTACTAATAATGGTAAAACAGAAAATGACTTGGCAGGAGGTATTAACTAATGGGATGTACAACTTGTAGTGGAAACCCTAACACATGGTGCACTCAGTGTATGCCTGCTGAGGACACTTGGGTAGCCCCTGTGGATAAGCTACCTGATGTGTTTATGGGAGATAGAGATCACATGTATCTTCTACCTAATGGAGATCTGTTTATTCTTTCTCCTGATAGAACTAGATGGATTAAAGTTAATGGTCAAGGTGGTGGTGTTACTTATGATGATACCGCTGTGATTAATAGACTAAAAGCTCTAGAAGGTAAAACAGATAACTTCATTTCAACTGTTGGTGTATCTAGAAATGGTAATAGAGTCAAACTTACCTACACACTTGTGGATGGAACTATCAAGGAAGTTGAGTTTGAGGATAAGGATACTGTAGCTTTAGCCTATGACGATTCTGCCTTGAAGGCTAGAGTTAAAGCCTTAGAGGACAAGCCTGTGACACCTACAGGAGTAAATACATTCTTTGCTAAAGGTGATATCTCAGGTAATGGTACTTCACAGAATGTACGTGTCACAAAAGATAAGCTTGTAAATGCTGACACCATTAAAGTAGGAGACACAGTAGTTGACAGATATTGGAATAAAGATCTGTATAATATAGGTATGTTTAAAGTAGCTTCTGTGAATGGTAATGATGTTGTACTGAATGGTGTCAATGATCTTACATATAGACATCCTAAACAGTCACTAACTTTATCTGATAGAGTTTTATCAATATCAGAAGGTAATTCAGTTACTTTACCTAGTGATAACCAAACTCTCACACTTAATGGTCGTACTCTTAGCATTTCAAATGGTAACTCTATTGAGCTTCCTGCTAGTGTAGAACCTAAAGAATATAGAGCTAGAGGTAACGGTCTAATCTTAGATGCTGATGGTACATTTCACATTGAGATGGCTATGGATACTTCTAGACAAGTTCCCTACAATACAAAAAATGGAGGGCTTTTCAAAAAATTAACTCCTGAGAATAGGGCAATTTTTAAAACCGACTTTGGCTATGATACACTAGATAACCAATTATATAGTATTGACAATGATGGTACAATTCGTCGTAATACTATACTAGAAGCAGGTCTACTTTTAGATTATGCAGGGTCTTATGACTATGAAAAGTATAACTTACATAAAAGCTTCTCTAGTGAGGGTATTGACCTAAGTGTTTTGTCCACAAGTAGTGCAGGAATATCAGGAAGTGCTAGTTTCATACAACCACAAGAGTTGAAGTTTGAAGTAGGTATCTTAGCATTTTGGAATAGTAACAACAAAGTAGTATTCAGGTTTACTCCAAAGATTATATGGACTATAATTACTGAGTCTAAAGCAGAACACTACACTCACTTCATAACTAAAGAAGAATTAGAGTCAGAAGAACCTATAGAGATTGAAGTTAAGAAGAATGAGGAAGTTGTTGGTAGACTTAACATGACTATCAAAAACGCAAAATTCTTCATGCAATCTGTTCAAGGTACTGTTGTTCTAAAGAACCCTACTGACAACAAATTCTATTACTTACCGAGGTTAAACTAATGTCAAAAACAGTATATAAAATAACAGATAAGCCTACTACTACATCCTATGATGATACAGCTCTGAAGGCTAGGATCACAGCGTTAGAGAACAAACCTGATAATGATAAGCAAACCTTAACCTTTAATGCAGGTAATAGGAACTTATCTATTAGTAATGGCAACTCAGTTACTCTACCTAATGATAAGCAGACAATCTCTAAGCAAGGGAATAAACTGATCCTATCTAATGGTGGAGGGGAAGTTGAACTCCCTGTGCCTAACACTTCTGTGCCTTATGATGACACAGCGCTTAAGAAAAGAGTTAGTGACCTAGAAGCTAGACCTGATAATGATAATCAAACTCTGACAGTTAATAATAATACATTATCAATTAGTGGTGGTAACTCAGTTACTCTTCCTTCACAAAGTATCCATAGGTTCTATGATGGAGATATTCCTGGTACTGCTGATACAACTAATACACGTACTGTACAAAAGACTAACTTTAGGAATCCTGATGGTATTAAAGTAGGAGATACAGTAGAAGACTTCTGGTCAGACCAAAATACTATCAATAGAGGTATATGGAAAGTTATAGAAGTAAGTGGAAACAATGTCAAAGTTCAGGGTATTGGTAATTACAGTACTAGTCTGTGGAAAAATTTAACATTCAATGCTAATACAAGAGAGTTATCACTTAGTGGAGGTAATAAGGTAACTCTGCCTCAATATGTGTCACCTGAAGAGTTTACTACACTTAAAAATGAGTACAATAAACTCAAAGGTGCTTTTGAGAAACTTCTACAGGATCTTAAAGGTTCAGGAGCATGGAAACAGACAGGTGGAACTATCTTTGAGGGTAATCTGTACCCTGATAGACACATTGCTACAGGTAATATCAACTTGTTTGGTGGAACTGTGGATGGTAGTGCATTCATTAGAACTAACAATGGCAAGACTGAGAATGACCTTGCAGGAGGAATCAATTAATGGCAGATCAAGCTACACTTAATCAGGAACAGATTACTAAGGTAAGGCAAGCCCTAAGCCTTAATATCTATTCTACTGACAGTGGTACTAAGACCTATATCAATGGGAACAGTTTTAGGATTGAAAACCCTATGCTTGTTCCCTCTGTGGATGGAGGTCAAATTGCTGTTGGACATGTAAACACTGAAGGAAGCATCTACTACGATCTTGTGGTAGAAGGTACTAAGGTTAAAGCTAGACACACAAGAGCTGTTATCAAGTCGGTATCCTATACTAAGACACCAGGACTTACCATTTCAGGATCTTTTGGTAATGCCTCTTATGGAATTAACACTCCACAAGGGATGATCTTTAATAAGTCCTATGACCCTGCTTTTGGAAATAACTGGACTGAAACCATTAATAAACAACTAAATATTAATGATGTTGAGATCTCTTCTAAGGTTAATGAGCAAAGAGGTGATGTAGCCACTACTATTGACCAATGGCAATTCAGTCCAACAACTGCTACTGTGTCATTCAGTTTGACTGTGCCTAATACAAGTATCCTTAACATCCCTCAAGCACCTAAAGAGGGTACACTTGTAATCAAGTATGTTGATAATGTTACAGGAGCTACACTCACCACTGAGACTAAGAAAGTACCTGGTGATACAAGTCAGTCACATACTGCTCCTGAGATCTATAGGGCTACTTATAAGATTACTGGCAATAGAACTCAATCTGTTACAGTTCCTTCAGGACAAACTAAGGAGCTTGTATTCAGATACAACCCTGTGTATGGTCAGATTGTAAAGTACATTGATAAAGACACAGGAAGAGAGATCAAGACTCAGAGCTACACACCTGTGACTCATGGAGATCCTTTTAGACAAGACCCTCCTAGCATCTCAGGTTATAGGCTTGTGCCAGGTCAGAACCCTATCAATGTACCTAGAGTAACAGGTAATGGAAACTACTCATTTAGATATGAGAAAATTCCCACTACTGCTAATGTTATTGTTAAGCATCTTAATAAGGCTAATAATCAACCTCTACGTGGGGATGTAACTCTAAGTAATCAGACTATTGGTAGCAATGTGAACTACAATGCTCCTGCTATCACTAACTATGCTCCTGAGAGAACTACCTATACTCACACTGTGGTTGAAGGTAACAATATCATTACTGTGTACTACACAGAAAATGCTAAGATTAGACCATGGGCTATTAGAAAGTCTAATGCTTGGAAGTCTCTTAACACTACAAGACAGTGGATGAAGATTAGAAGAACAGCTAACCAAAACTTTTGGGATACTAAACCTAATGCTGAAATTTATGCTACTGATACTGGTAAAGAAAACTACTCACCATCACGTATTCGTAAGGGTGGTAAGTGGAAAGCACAAGGAAAGATTGGTGACTAATGGCTATTGATGATAAAACAACTAGACTGAATGAAGCTACATTCACTAGTTATGGTGAAAATCCTAAGGATCGCTGTTGGTATGATGAGTGTGACTGTGATGAAATTCCTGTTGCAGATTGTCAACGACTAGTAGATGAAAATAACAAGGGTGTAGGGCGGTTTGCATGTATGGCTGAGAGTCAGAAGTGCTATAATCCTAAGTTCTTCAGTTCATTCATGAAGAAGCTGGCTTGTCAACTTAACCACTACATTCAAAACATCTGTGCATTGTGGGATATGGTACAGTGTATGGCTGAATACTTATCTAAGATGGGTGACACAGGTACAGTCCAAGTAAACTATGCTAGAAACTCTGCTGTGTCTTCTGCTGACTTCTATCACCCTATCACAGAAGGTTATGATCTAGACCTCTACATGGACTCAACTACAGGAGTTGTAGCTGGTGAGTCTGATGATGGAAGAAGAAAGCAAACTGATCGTAAGTATCGTGTTTACATCAGATGGTGTGCTGATGGTACTACACTTAACCCAGCACAGGATAATACAATGGAGCTTGTGGTATATCACTCAGGAGAACAGTATACTGAGGATCTTAGAAAGAACCGTGGAGTACACTGGCAGATGACTGGTATCTCAGATGGTGCTATGGAGATGTCTGATAGTATTATCGTTCCTGCTGGACAGCATGTTAAGGTGAGAGTAGAGCCTGCTAACTCTTCCTCAGGTGTATTCCGTGTACACCAATTCAAGTTAGAGTACACTCCTGTTATGGATGCACAAGATACTCCTGAATGTCTTAAACTTACAGAACTCCCTAAGGATGACTGTAACTGTGAAGGAAAATAAAAAAGGGACCTTAATGGTCCTTTTCTTTTTATCTAAATCTACGGTGTCTCCAACGTTTATAGAGATTGTGATAGTCAGTCAATCCCAAGCACTCTTCTGTGTATCTAGCTAGACCAGGCTCAGAGTTTAACACAACATATAGCATGTTCTGTCTATCTCTAATCTCCTTACGCTGTTTACGCATCCTAGTTTGGAAGGTTCTTGTGCTTATCTTGATCTTTTTACCTAATTCATTGTAGACTTTTTCTAATCTGATATACTCATCAGAAGCCTCTTTAGGTGTCATCTCTTTAACACTCTCCATCAATGTACTCATAGTACCATAGCTCCTCTCCTGAACTCTTTATTAATACATACATATCTCCTTGAGTCAACTTAACAAACCGATCAGAGCCTATCCATTTAGCTATTTTATCTTGTCTATTTCTGAAGCCAGTTATCACTTCATCAAAGTAACAAGTTCCTAACTCATCTATCATCTTTATGTGATATTGTTTTATTCTCTTTCCAGTAGTCATACATACTCCTTGATATTACTATAGAGCTTAACTGCTTCTTGAGTGTAGTAGCTTTTCTTTTAGGACATGTAGAACTCTCACTGAGGTTCCAACTTATAAGCATATTAGCTACATCATTAGGAGTAATAATACGTTCTTTTGGTGTGATAAACGGTTGGTCAATATACCAATCCATTATATCATCTACAAATTCAGCATAATCATCTATGTAGAATCTCTTATTCCCTGTGACCTTAAGATAGTGTCTCTTAACTGGTTTAGGAACTTTTCTAATAAGATCAACCTTTATATGAAGCTCATTAATATAAGAGAAGTCTGTAGCTAGATGAAAGTTAGTGAACATACCAGTACCAAAGACCTTCACATCAGCGTAATAATTACAGATATCATTACATGACCACTCATAGAATAGATCCTGTGGGAGCTTATCAATGAAGTCACAGCATGAAGACATAAAGTAGTCATGCCTAGACATACCTGTAGTAAAAGCTGACTGCACAGGGGATACATAGTTACATCTAATCTTTGTACCCTTCTTTCTCAGCTTGTCAGCAACTACCTTAAGCTCTTTCACAGTAATGATACCATCAGGATTAGTACACTGTCTTACAAGCCTCTCATCACCTATAATACGGTATACAAAGGCTGTAAGTAGTTTATCCCTCACAGGGTATCTAGCTGTGTTAAGAGTACGTATCATTGTCTGAGACATATCATCAAGATACTTTAGATTATTAGGTAATGACTTTCTAGCTAGGTCATTAACCTCTTTCTTTCTACTGTGTCTATACTCAAAAGCATCTCTACGTTTAAGTAGGTACAGTTTAAAGTTTGAAATTAAGTTATCACTCATAAGTAAACTCCCTTACAGCAGGCATGGATAGATGAAAGTAAAAAATGTATATATAGGAGACCATTTAGGACGTTATCAATGGAAGTGACTGTCCATGCCTGTTATAAAGGAGTTAAACTCCTTTTGTATAGAATTAGAGAGAACCCCTCTAAGAGCACAGTGTGTAATTAGGAATCATGAAAAGGTTAAAAGTACTCATAAAATAGTAAGGAATGTGAGTAGATGCTTCACACTGTGCTTTCAGAAGGGGCAACTAAGTTGCACCCTAAAAGTGGTTAATCCCACTCATCATCTTCTACATTTACATCATCAGATACAGATGAATCATCTTCATCATCTTCTTCTGAAACTGAGAAGATTTTAGTAACTCGCCACTGACGCTTGTCATTGTAAGGGTCAGTCTCTTCAAGAGTGATACCAATAAACTTACCTGTGAAGTCATCAGTGTCAAGTTCTCCATCAGGATCAAGACCACAAGCTACAGCAAGGCTATATAGGTCACGGTATCCCCACTGATTATCACGTACAAAGTGTGTGAAAAGTGCAGGAGCACCTTTACCAAAGTTACCACGAAGTTTAAACTCATAGTGAGCCAATCCTGAACTCTTACTAGTACCAGCCTTAACTTCTGTGATTTCTACTTCATAGTTACCATCATTATAAATATAATCATCACTGGCTTTTTCAGCAGTAAATGTGATTTTTGACATTATTCTTCTCCCTCAGCCTTTTTATTTTTAGCTTGTGTAGAACCATCTGTAAGTCCTACAAGTTCATCCCAAGTTGGGTTGATAATTGTGTCAGGAATTGCTAGTCCTGGCTTACGAGTAACTTTAAGATTGTACACAGGGTTTCCTGCTAATCGTACTTGATAGAAGTCCTTAACTTTTTTATTACCCTTAACAATCTTAGACTTAGTGATACGCTCAGTGTGCCCTAAGATACGAGATGATGCTGTCAAGTACTTAGACACACTCTCCATCAAGTTAGGGATGATCTGTGCAGGAACATTTTCATCAGTAACTTCTTCAACGTTTACTGATTTCTGTTGACAGATAACATATACATTCTTACCTGAATAAGATAATCGTACAAGTGTATCAATAAATGCACGAAGGATAGTAGATGCTTCACCATACAGATTAAGTGACATCTGTTTAGCATTTTTCTTAGCCATTAAATCCTTATACAAAAGCTCTTGAACATTAGTGAAGTGGTCAATAGCAATAGAGTCAAAGTCATTGGCTAAGTTGATAGCTTCTTCCACATCTGACCAAGTATAACATTCTGCCACTGAGAAACGCTCTTCAGGTGTCACAGAAGCCAATCCACGGTCTGTGTCAATAACAAGCACTTCTCCTGGTAGAGAGTTAATAAAGGTAGTTTTACCACTTCCAGGCTCACCATACAGTGTAGTCAAAGTGTGTAATTTAATTTTGTTTAACTTTTTAAGTTCCATTATTTCTCCTTACTTACCTGTACTTCCATAGCCACCACGGTCTTCATTACCAAGATGATGTACCTCAGTGAATGTTAATTCAGGTTGATTTTCCATCAGACGAAACTGACACAATCGCTGACCTCCTGTGATAACTCCATCTCTTACAGCATAGAACTTAGCTCCCCAATAGTCATTATCTCCATTGTAAGAGTTATCAATAACCCCCACACCATTAGTTAAGATAAGACCTGTGTGTTGGAAAGTACTTGAACGTGGAGCCAAGTGAGCTTCATACCCTGAGGGTAACTCCATTGCAACTCCAAAGTTCACAGTGACAGTATCACCTTTTTTATACTCCAAACTATAAGGACAAGCTAGGTCAATCCAATCGCCTTTTGAGAGTGTTTCAATTCGAGGTACACTCTCTGCTCTGTACTTAATTTTAATATCAAGCATATCATCCTCAAACTCAATTATTTTATTAACAATCTCTTTCATGTTCTTTATACATTGCTTATATATAATATCATTAACCACTGTTAATGAAGCCTGTACCATGAATAAAGTTTGTAGTGCTGACATGTCAGGTAGTTCACTAACATCAAACACATAAGGGTCTCTTTGTGTCACAGGAGGATATTCTAATGAAGAGGCTTTATCAAGAAATACTAGAGCCTTCTTAAGATCCTCTAGACCATTTTTGTGACGATATCTCCACACATACTTAACAGAAGATGCAATGAGTGGGTCAATCTCAGATCTAAGCCAAAAGTCCCAACATTCAATTCCATTAGATGTGTACCTCTTAGGGTTTGTTAATTCTTCTGAAAGGGTCAAAACGCTCTCCAATCTGTTTAAATATAGCTCCTATGATGATGAATATGAATATCCATAGGATAATCCACCATACTCCTCCAAAGAGTATACCAATTAATAATATAGAGGATAAGATTAAGTAAAATACTAAGAGTGTAGCTAATAAGAATGATAGACAACACAGTAGATAAAATAGTAATGCCAACATCTAACCTCCAAAGATAAAGAATTTCAAGAAACCAAGAATTACAAACCCTGAGATAATCAGGATGCTTAGTAAGAATAAACCTAAGGAGATAATGAGACAACCTAAGTTAATTTCCATAAGTTTTCCTAGCATTACATGTCCTTCAACTTAGTCTTCAACTCAAGAAGCTCTTTCTCTTTTGTTAAAAGTTCAACATATTTCAAGGCAGATAAGCTAACAAATTTTACTCCATCCATACCTTCAATAAATGACTCTTGTTTATAAGCTAAAAGTGTTAGATATTTATCTTGAGTGTCCTGATAGTCATTCCTAGCTTTGCGTAGTGCTTCTGTAAGAAACTCATTGTGACTTTCAATATCTTTCTCATACTTCTTAAACTGCATATAGTAGATTGCATAAGCAAGTAAGCTTGAAATAATACCTATTACTATGTAAACACCAAATTGATCTTTCATCCTATGCCTTTCTATAGTGAATAGCTGTAAAGCCATCTCCCTTAAAAGTTACAATTATGTTCTCAGGCTTTCTATACTCATCCATATCAGTGAAGTAAGTATCTCCTGAGTAGTCTCCTTCAATCATACTAACTATGAACTCTTCACAGTAGGGGATGAACTGCTTATACACAGATGCCCCACCAATAATCCACAAGTCTTTGTCACTGTGCTCATAGAAGTCAAGGATTTCTTCTACATTGTTAGCAATATAAACTTCTTCCTCATCATAACCTTCAATCTCATCCTTGTGTGTAAGAACAATATTGATCCTGTTCTTTAGAGGTCTTTGCCCTATAGACTTCCATGTAGTGTGTCCCATGACAACTATACCGCCAGTAGTCTGATTTCTAAAGTAGTTTAGATCAGCCCCATTGTGCCAAGGGAGACTTCCCTCAGCACCTATGAGACCATCTTTAGCTTCAGCCCAAATTAACTTAATCATTATGCTTCAATAAGGAAAGCAGGGTGATTGAATTGAGGGAAGCGTTCTTCAATTTCAGCAAGAGTAAACTTACCAATACGGTCAGTACCATGACCATAAACATCAGATTCTTCAGTGAAGCCTGACAGTTGTCCATCAGCATTGATAGCAATGTAAGGAGCTTTTACGTTACGCTCTTTCTTACCAATGTAGATGATGTAGCGTTGTTCTGCTACAGCAGATGCAGGTACTACAGTTTCAATTGTAGTAGTTTCGATACCAAGTGTGTCAGCAAGTGCTTGCACTAGTTGGTTGAATTGTTTGTTATCCATAATGATAACCTCCTTAAGAAATATTAATTGTGTAATAACGCATTTCTAGGTTATTACATAGAATAGTTTAACAAATTTAGGTTAGCCTGTCAACCCTTTTTTGAAGATTTTTCGAAATTTTTT